ATGTCAAAGCTGCGTAAATTTTTGTCATTAGTAATTTATATTAAGAAAGCTAAATACTCTTTAGGTCTTTGGAATATATGGATATTTTGCAAGCCATTTCATTTCTCAAGATATGCCAAAGGGCATTATAAATGGCGTATTGGGTATGAAAGAACGGCTGGTGTGATGAAGACAATACAAATAGGAGCGTATTTTATATTTTGGGATGATTGGAGTAATTAAAATGTTAAAAAGATTATGGCAAATTTTGTTCTGTGAACACCAATACGAAACCTCTATGTCTTTTTTAGATTCAGATGGGAATGAACACGCATTGGGGTTTTGCTGTGAATGTGGCATTTTGAGATATTACGAAAGATTTAAAAAAGGTGAACCGCCAATATCGAGAAGAGACAATACTATCAGAACGGACGGCAAAGCAGTAAAGTATATTGAGAAATATCCTCTTGGGCATAAAAGAGATGTTTTTATTGAATGATTTATCACCATAAAATCACAGAAAGTTAAAACTATGAAAAACGGATTACCTAAAAAAAGCGAACGAATGGAAAATGCTGAACTTGCAAGACAGCAGAAGAACTATCTATCAAAGCAAAATCGCATTCGCCAGAAAAATGCTATGCTTCAAGGCGGCGGAGCTAACGGCACGCAAGACCGAGGGGCTCAGCACAGTATGGCTTCCCGCACGTTAAACCCATATTTTAATACAAACTTTTTCGCAAAATGGGGTGAGTTGACGGCTCTTTATTTTACGGACTGGGCGGCCAAGAAGATTATTGACATTCCTGTTGAAGATGCACTCCGCAAGCAATTTCAGCTTACAGGTATATCGAAAGACGATGCCAAAGCCTTGATGAACATTTTCGAGCAGCTCAAAGGCGACAAGCAATTTAAGCGGGCGATGAAGCAGGAGCGTTTGCTCGGCGGCTCTGTTATTTATATGTGCGTTGCTGATAATGCAAAGACTGTTGAGCAGCCTGTTGATTTAAAAATGCTTCGCAGTCAAAGAGACTTGCGGGCATTGAATGTGGTTGACATTCAGAAGATATGGCAATCGAAATATATCACGGATGTTTTCAGCCCGGACTATGACAAGCCGCAACAGCTTACAATCAACGGCTCAATAGTTGACCATAGCAGGATAATTTGTTTCGATGGTGAGCCGCTGTTCAATCGCAATACAGCAAATATCTATCAGCCGCAAAGAGTTAATCCGTCCGGTTTTGGCGAAAGCATTTTAACGCCGCTTTATGACCTGCTGATAAGAGTAAATGGTACACAAGAGGGAGCATATCATCTTGTAAATATGGCAAGCGTCCTGCTTGCTAAAGTTGACGACCTGAAAACATTGGTTGCGGGCAATGCCGGGGCAATGGAAAAATTGCAACAGGTCGTAGAACAAATCAGTCTTTACAGAGCCGCGATTATGGACGGTCAGGGCGTAGAGATTACGCAGCATTCAGCGTCTTTCGGTAGTGTGCCTGAATTGGTTATGACTTTTCTGATTATCCTATCGGCTGGCAGTGATATACCGGCAACAAGATTTTTGGGACAGGCTCCGGGCGGTCTTAATGCAACCGGCGAAAGCGACCTTGAAAATTATTACAATGTTATCGACAGCATACAACGGCTCAAGATTAAGCCAAAGCTATTGCAGTTTTTTGAGATTGCCGGGACTTGCCTTTGGAGTTTTGAGGGCTGGAAACAAAGAGCCGAGGCGTTTGATATTGAATTCCCGCCGCTGCATAACCTTGATGAAAAAGAGCAGGCCGAATTGAACAAGTCAATAGTTGAGACATACGCCGGGCTGTATTCTGACGGATTATTGACAATGGAACAAACTTTAAAAGAACTTGAAGCCCGTAAAATCTTTGTAACCGAAATTGACATTGAAAAGATAGTTGCAGAGCAGGAACAAAAAGCACAGGACGAGTTGCTTGATGGTCAAGCAGAACTCGAAAAATTGAAACAGGAAACAGAAAAATAATAATTTGAAAGGGCAGACAGATGAAAGAATTCAAGTGTTACACAGAACCGTTTGACGTAAATGTTGACGCTCCTATTGCTCCTGAATTTGTAAAGGGCAATCAGTATTTAATTGACGGAGTTCCTATGCCAGCGGAAATACTGTCAAAGAAACAGCAAGTGGAAATATCGGCGGAATATGACATCAGGCTCGCAGAGTGGGAAGAACGCAGACGCAGAATGAAAATCAAACCGGCAAAGAACGAAAAGCCCGTCCGACAAGCAAGCGTTGTTTTCCAGTGGAATGAAAACGGCAGCCTTACGACCACGCATCAGCTTGCTGGTGTTTCGACTACTGACCTTATGAACGCAATGCGGATTTTTGAATTTAATTTGCTGAAACAGATAACATCAGGGGCAGAGCCGAAAAATCCTAAGCCTATTGAGCAAGAAAAGGATATTTGCTACAAATGATTATTGCCTTGTCCAGTCCCGAAGACCCAAAACGCAAACCGAAAGCCGGCAAGGTCAGATTGCGTCCAATAAGACCGCCGTTTAAATCCGAGGAACAATTTCGCAAGGCGTTAGAACGCGAAATTGCTATTATGCGTGCCGACATACACAATACCGCCCGGCGTTGGAATGACCAAACTTTACTATCTCAAAAGTATCAGGAACTTTGGACGGCTCTTGACAAGTGGCAACGACACTTCGATTCAATCTCGCAGGGCAGAGGCAAGAAACTTGCAACAGATATTTTCGACAACAACAAAGCAAAGCTGATTGCCGGCATATCGGACAAAATGAAAATGAGCGTTGAGGTACTATTTGACGACAAGAAAATGCAGCAGGTTATGGATACGGCGACAGTCGAAGCCGCACAGCTAATTAAAACAATCCCCGGCCAATACATCGGCGAAGTGAGCCGAGCGGTCTTGACTGCTACAAAGCAACAGCCATTACCAGCCGGACGGACGCTATGGCAGCAGATTCAATTTATCGGCGATACCACAAAAGCCAGAGCGAAATTTATCGCAAGAGACCAGACCAGCAAGGCCAATGCCGCGATAACCGAATTCCAGCAGACCGAAGCGGGAATCCCTGCCTATGAATGGCGGAGCAGTCAAGATAACAGGGTTGTAGGTAAGCCGGGCGGTAAATGGCCAAAAGCATCAAACATTCACGGCGACCACTATCACAGGGACGGCAAAGTTTTCTTATGGTCGAAGCCGCCAAAAGACGGACACCCTGGACAGGCGATAAACTGCTTACTCGGCGACGCTATAATTGATTTTTCTAATGGTTGTAACAAGCTCTGGCGACGCAAGTATAGTGGAATCTTTACGACGCTTACCACGAATGAGGGGGGACGATTGCAGGCCACACCTAATCATCCAGTATTGACTAATCGTGGTTGGTTGCCTATCAATGAAGTTCAAGAGGGTGATTATCTCATCAAGCCCATTTTTGAGGGCGGTTTCGTCTGCAAAATGAACAATAACGAATTTGTAGCCAGCTTTAAAGATATATGGGATTCTTGCCAAATTGCGGGAGCTTCGAGCGGACGCTGCTCCAGACTTGACTTCCACGGCGACGGTGTTGAAAACGAGGTCGATACTATAAACGTCGAAGGCTTTTTGAGGCGTAACGGTATAACCTTGAATGCGAAGAGTGTTAATCAGTTCCAGTTCTCCGCGACCCAAAACACCCCCTCTATGACCTCTTTTTTGCTCAGTGTTTTGAGCTATCTTCCTACGAGCATTACGAGCCTTTTTTGTAATATCTTTTCTGCCGTCAATAGAAGTATTTGCCATTCTCACAAACATACTCTCGCTCTGGCTTCTTCGCGGAATGTTATGTTGCCGCAAAATACGAGTGATGGGCGGTCTCTCAACACCAAATTTTTCAGCAAGAGCTTTTTCACTCATACCCTCGGAATAGAGCTGGACAATCTCCTTTTCAGAAAGGTGATTATATCTGTTATGGGCGGGGCGGCCTTTTCTGGTGTCCGTGTTAATCCCCCGTCTGCGGAGGCACTGGCTGAGATTGTCAGGATTACACCCCATTCTGACGGCAACGTCTTTAAGTGTGATTCCCTCAGTTATCAATTTTGTCGCGTGATTAAGAAAAGCGTCTGTGAACTTTCTAATCGTCATATTTACAATCTCCAATCAAATAATGGTTATTATTCAGCTAACAGTTATATTGTACATAACTGCCGCTGTATAGCAATACCAATTTTAGATAGAAAAAAGTTTTTAAATAAAAACAGTTTATCAGGGCTTTAAAGCGGACAGCGTAGATGCCAACGAAAATTATTGAAGATACCGGAATGAAGCCGCAGGACGACAGGTTTTTTGACAAGGTTCAAAAAATGGAAAATCGGTATCGAGAAAACTATTATGCCATTCAGCGGGCAATGAACGAAAAAAGAAAACAGGAGCATAAAAAATGACCACTTACGAACAGAGACAAAAAATTCAGAAAATTGCACAACAAATAAAAGACATTCTGCCCGATATGTTCGGCTCGGTGAAGTTCAATCTGACAAAGTTTTCAAAGAATGTTAAGATTGAATACTTGGAGTCGATAAACTCTGAAAATTCAAATACTTAATAATAAAATATAAATTGTGTTGATTTTTCACATTGATTGTGCTATAATGTGTCTATATAGGTCAATATGACCGCAAAAATTAGCTCTTAAAAATTTAATAACGAAACAAGGTCAACGAGACAAATCGCCCTTATCATTTTCGGCCAACAAGCCGAGCGTGGTAAGGGCTTTTTTCGTTTATGGGCGAAAATGCAAGTAATCTGCAAAATCAAAAACTGGAAAATTGACGCTGACGGCTTTTTGCGTATTCACGTTAAGCCGTTAAAAGCAGGCGTTTTCGACTATTCTGTTGATGAACTGCCGGACGAAGTTAAAGACCAATTTGCGGGTAAAGATAAAATCAGGCAGTATATCCCGGCAGACGAGTTCACGGCAGAGGCGTTAAAGTCATTAGAGGGCAAGCCAGTTGTTCGCAATGCTCACGAATGGCAGACCCCGGACAAACGAGAGGTTGTTGACGCTGAGACTGTTGGCAATGTTGCTGGTTCGCCTGACGTAAAAGACGGCTTTGTCGAATGTGATTTTATTATCACAGACCCGGAAGCAATAGAGGCCATAAAAAATAAAGACCTTGTTGAAGTTTCGGCGGGCTATGTTTCGACAATGGAAGTTTCGGCGGGCGAATTTGAGGGCAAGCCTTACGATGCTATCCAGCGGAATTTGTCGTTTAACCACGTTTTGCTATTGCCAGAGGGCAAAGGGCGTTGTGGTTATGACGTAAGAATTTATAATAAAAACAATAACGGAGACAATACAATGATTATTGTGAAAATCAAAAATTCCAAAGGTCAGGAAGTTTCGTACAATTTCACGTCCGAAGCCGACCGGACGGAAGCCGAAAAAATGGTGAATGACATCAGGACGCAGAACGCCGAGGAAACAGACGTACTGAAAAAAGACCTCTCAGCAAAGACCACAGAAGCAACGGACACAAAAACAACTCTTGAAGCTCAAATTGCGGTTCTTACCACAGAGATTGCAAAGCTGACCGAGCAGATTGCAAAGCTGTCGTCTGACGAACATCAGGATAACGAACTGGCCGAGAGAGAGGGCTACAAAAAGGACGAGGAAGCCGTCCTCAATGCCGAGGTTGCCGAAAAAGACCGTGATGCGACAAAGAAAGATATTGACGAGCAGGTGAAAAACAGCACAGGCCGAAAAATGAACGCCAGAATGAAAGTTTTAACCGTTAAGGTTATGAACGCAAAAGGCGTTGATTTGTCGAAAGCGTCCGATGAAGTTATTAAGACGACTTTCAAAACTCTGGTTGCTTTTGCCACAAAAAACACAGGCACGCAGCAGAGAACAGAAAACCAGTTGCCGATTGCCGGCCAAAAAGTTGAAAACGCCGCCGGTGCAAAACATCCGGTATTCTGCCGCAAGGAAGCCCCGGCAAGTAAGTAGCATCGTTCTTTAGTAAAATTAAATATGAAGTAATGGGTCAACGAGACAATCGCCCCGTATGTTCTTGAAAAATCAAGAATGTGCGGGGCTTTTTTTATTTAAGGAGTAACAAAAAATGGCATTTACAGGAACAGAATTCGGAAGCGTTCAGAGTACTTATCCAAATCAAATGGGTACAGCCCTAATTGGCGACTTGGCAAGCCCGCTGTCGCAGAGCAATGTTGAGAATGTGCCTGTTTCGGAAACAGACGGCATAAAGTTCGGTCTCGGCGTTGTTCTTACGCCGGTAACTTCGCCTGTCCGCGAGGGCGTGAACGGTTATCAGGCAGCTTTGCCGGGCAGTGCTTTCGCTGAGGCTGACTTCGGCGGTATCGTTCTTCGCACGGCAGTTGGCCAGTGTGATGCAAACGGTAACGGCTATGTCGCTCAAAAGCGTATTGCCGCTGTTGCAAAGCCGAATCGTGGCGGCTTCAAAGTGTGGGTTAAGGCGAATTACAGTGATGTCGCCGCTGACGATGATGTTTATTTGATTATCAAAGACGAAGTTACGCCTGCTCACGGCTTCGACATCGGCAGTTTCAGCAACAAGGTTATCACGTCCGGTGCAGACGGCACATTGAAAATAGACACCGTTAAATTGACGACCGGAAAGTTTATATCCAACGTTGTCAACGGAATGGCTCTCGTTGAGTTTAAACAATAAGCCATAAAGGCTAACGAAATAAAAACACTCTTTTTTAGGAGATAGACAATGGCTCCAACATACGGAAGTCAATCACAAGTATCAGCGGTAAATCTGGCCGTTGAAATCACAACGGAAGTAAATTCTGCTTTGTTAGAAGTCAGGTATCCAGAACTTGACTGGCGTAACGTACTGGCAGAAGACCAGATTATTACAAACATCAATCCCGGTGCACAGAATTTCGGTTTCTTCCTGACAGACCATCAGGGAGCGGCTGGTTTCCAGAGCAATAAGGGCGGAAAGAATGTTCCAAAGGTGAATGTATCCAATGGTATGATTACGTTTCCTCTCGCTGCTTCTGCTGTTGCTGCCGAGGTAACGAATGAAGATGCCCGCCAGTACAGTATGGGCTTCCGTCTTGACATTGCTTCGCAGCTTGGCAAGGCGATGAAAAAGGCTTGCGAAAACCTCATTGAGACCACAACGTTTTTCGGAGATACGACCGTTGGATTCAGAGGCTTCTTGAGTTATGCCGGCGTGAACGTTGCCACGGTTGCAGGTAACGACCCTGCGGATGAAGCCAGCGATACAGAGTGGGCTTCTAAGACCGGAGCACAGATGGTTGCTGATGTCAATGCTGGTATCAGTTATATCATTGACGCAACCCTTACGGTTCATAAGCCAGGTATGGTCTGCCTGCCTGTAACGCAGTTCCTCTTGCTCGCCAATACATTTATGGCTTTGGGTGCAAGTGCAACGATGGTTTCAGCGTTGACATACCTGAAAACCAACAACAGCTTTAGTGCAATGACAGGCAAAGAGTTGAAAGTTGTGCCTGTTCGGTATCTCAAGGGAGCTGGTGCAAACGGTACAGACAGAATGGTTATCCTTGAGCAGGACAAAGAAAATCAGTGCCTGCCGATGCCAATGCCTTACACCTTGTGTCCGTCTGTTCCAATGTTGCTTGGTGCAGAGTTCGCGGCAGAGATGAAACACGGCTCTTATGCTGTGCCTCGTCCTGCTTCAATGATGTATTTTGACGGTATTTAATCAAATACCGTTTTGGCAGAAAATAGAAAAACACTTTTTTTAAGGACAGGAAAAATGGCAAAGGCAAAGGCAGTAAAAAAAGTTGACAAAAAAACGTCCGTGGCGATAAAGGTTACTGGGGTTGCAAATGTACCCGGAGCAGTGATGCTGCGAAATACCACGATGTCCAACATTGTGATATTCAAAGGCAATAGCAAGTTGATTATTGTGCCTAATTCAAATTCAATCACTGTTCCGGCTAACGGTAGCATTCCGGTTGACAAGACAATTTTCGCACAGTTATCAAAACGCAAGATTATCGCCGGTTATCTCGACAAGAAATTTCTTGTCGTTGACAATAAGAAAGACCTTGAATTGTCCGAGACCGTTTCTAAGCCAGAGCCACCGGAAAACTTGAAGCCTGAAAATGTTACCGGTAAAGAGGGCGACAAAACGGCAACGGTAAAAACGTTCAAGCCTGAAACAATACAGATACCAGCAGGCGAACCGGCAAAGACGGAGTAATTGAATGTCCGTAACAGGCACAACATTTTTGACTTTGTATCCTGAATTTGCTTTAGTCGGCGGGACTTCACAAACCGCAGCGACGATTGTTGCCGCCGAAGTTGCTTACCAAAATAGCTTGATGAGCGATTCTGCTTTTGGCGATTTCAGAGACCGGGCATTATGCTTACTGGTTGCACATCGTCTTGCAGTTCGTTTTAGGATTACCGACACAAAATTGAATGCTGTTGACGCTCCAGGCGTTCTTACGCAGCAGTCGTCTAATACTAATGGCGTATCAGCAACATTAACGCCGTCCGCTTTGGTCGGCAGTAGTAATGCTTTGAAAGCTGATTTGAGCCGGACGGTTTATGGGCTTGAATATCTGTCCTTGCTGGACACGGTAATAAGCCCGGCGATGTTGGTGTGAATGTGAATAAAGTAACCAGAAAAAACAGAAACTGGTTTAGCTCTTTGAAAAAAGAATTAGTTGACCTAAAAGGCAAAGAGGTTGCTGTTGGTTTTCCCGCGGGAAATAGCAGTTTAGGTACGCCGTATTATTCTGGCGGTGCATCGGTTCTTGAAGTTGCAATATGGAACAATTACGGCACGCATAATATCCCGGCTCGTCCGTTTATGGATTTTGCGTCAATAGACATTCAGCACTGGTTTAAAACCGAAAACGCTGCGGATATTAAGCTCTGCAAGGACGGCAAAATTACGACCAATGAAATGTTTGGCCGCTGGGGTTCGATTGCAAAGGGAATGGTTCAAGAGCAGATTACAGATACTTATGAGCCGCCCAATGCTCAGTCAACGATTGATGCAAAAGGTTCGAGCCACCCGTTAATTGACACCGGCCATTTGAGACAGTCAGTTACTTTCGCTGTCAGGGATAGAACAAGATGATACCATTAAAACTTTGTAGCAAGGTTGTGAGTAATGCCAGTCAGCCAATTTCTGTTTATGAGACAACAGGAACGAGAGGTAATGGTCTTTGGGTTCCAGTTAAAGGCACAGCAAGGACAATTATGGCTGATGTTTTTAATGCAGACCCACAAAAAGTTCAGATTTTAACTGGCGGCGATGTATCAGACGGCGGACTTGCGATTCAGACAATGGAAACGCTGTATTTCCAAGACCCGAAAATTACAACTACCGAAAACAAACAGTCTTTTATTACTTACGAGGGCTATTTGTACAAAGTAATAGCAAAAGGTTTTCAAAACATCAACGCTGGCTTTGATACTTACATTGCAACCCGATACTTAGAACACGGGAGCGACAGCTAATATGGCAGCGACAACATTAGATGCTCTTGAAATTGAGATTTGCAAAGCGATTGCCAGTGTAACCGGGTTTGTGGCGGATAATGTTATCAATGAACGCAATCCCGGAGCATTGCCGACAGGAGCTTATGCGAGTTGGCGAAAGCTCGACATCGAGCAACAGGCTTACCCTGAAATAACTAATCAGGAAATTGCGGCTGTGCCTGGAATCCCCGGAGTGCCAGCAGTACCAGCGACCGAGGAAACACCAGAAATACCGGCTGTCCCTGCTATACCCGAAATACCGGCAAGATTTGACGAAACAATAAGCGATGTCCAGTATATCAAAGGGCAAATAAAAATTGTCGGTAAGGACGCATTTTCAAAGCTGTCAAGATTCGTAACGCTTTTAAGGTCTTCAAACAGATTTAAGGATTTATGGGCTGTTTGCGGTTTGGGCGGAGCCGACAGCGTTCAAGATGTGAGCGTTGTTGTCAATAGCAGGTCGCAAGAACAGGCCATTGTTAATGTTTATTTTTATGCGGAAATTCAGCAGGTATCCGAGGTAGATTACTTCGATAAAGCTGCTGTGCCGATTACCGATTACGATTTGAGTTTAGTTATTCCAAAGGAGTAAAAATTATGAGCGAAAGCCTACCACGCAGTTTAGATGTTGTAATATCATTGTCGAAAGCATCGACAGAGATTGCAACTGATATGACGTTGATGTGCATATTGACACCAAAGGCTACTTTTCAGGAAGCCGACAGGGTGAAATACTATACCACTTTTGCGGCCTTTGCGTTGGATTATCCGTCCAATACTTCAATCTATTATGCCGGCAAAGCATTCTTTGAGAGAACACCTCACCCTGAAAAATTGGCTGTTGGTCTTATTGCCTCGGCTGATATTGCTGGTGTTGTAACCAGTGGGGCAATCACTATTGGAGATTTGACTTCGATTACAGACGGCTCGCTTAAAATATATCTCGGCGATGCTGAAACAGTTATTACTTTAAGCGACTTAGATTTCCACCTTTGCGAAGATTTGGCTGATGTTGCGGCCGTTATCGCAGCGGCGGCTACATTCCCCGCGGGAGCAACGTGTGTGGCAAGTGCTACGGGAGTTGTAATTTCGACCGGCACTAATGTCGGCGATGATGCGATTGTATCTTATGCGTGGTTTGCTTCTGGACAGACGGGCACGGACGTTTCGGCTCTGCTTGGCTTGACGGCACTGGCCGGAGCGACATTATCACAAGGCCATACAGCGGTTGAATTAGCGGACGAGGCTGAAATTGTCAGACAGGCAAGCGTTGATGCGGGCTATCCGATTTACGGATGGGCTTTGGACAAAGTATGGCGTGATACAGCCGACCAGAAGTCTTTTGCTGATTATGTCAATGCCCTTGAAAGCTCATTCTGTATTTTGACGACCAATCTTGCAACAGCCTATTCTTCGGTTGATACCGCAAATATCGGCTATTATTGCCACAATCTGAATTTAGACGCTGTCGGCGTATTCTATCACGACAATGCACAGTATTACCCCGATGTTTCGTATATCGCACTGATGCTTGCTGTCGATTACGCAGCGACAAATTCGGCGATAACGGCGAAGTTTAAGAGTATGACAGGAATTTCCCCGGTAGCAATTACATCGACACAGCTTTTGATTTTAGCAGGTCGCAGAATCAATACCTATACGCTCATCGGCAACAATTCCGAAACAATCAGGGACGGCGTTCAATCGTCCGATGATTATTTCAGTGATGATACCGTGAACCTTGATAACTTCGTTGAGGAATTGCAGGTTGAGGTTTTCAACGTATTCCTGCGTAACAAAAAAGTACCGTACACCCCGGCAGGCCAGTTGCTTATCGTTTCGGCCTGTCAGTTGATTTGCCAGCGATATGTAACGAATGGCGTGTTCGCAGATAGGCCGGTTACTGATACCACAAACGAAAGCGGCGTGTCAGTTTTACCGGCGTTTGAAATAGTACCGATGGGCATTGAGACTGCGACATCAAGCGATAGAGCGTCAAGAATAGCCCCGCCTGTCCAGATAACAGCTTATCTGGCCGGTGCAATCCACAAAGTAACTGTCAATGTTGATGTAATACCATAAGCATAAGGAGCTTTCAGATATGAAAAAAACATATAGTCAGAGCAATGTAACGGTTCTTGTAAATGGAATCCCTCTGAAAGATTTGTCAGACGGAAATTCTATAAGAGTTCGTCATAGAGGCGGCGAAGTAGAGCCTACCGAGGGAACAGACGGGGCGGCGATGAACATAGCTACTCGTCAGGGCGGCGAAATTGAAGTTGACCTGAAAGAAATGTCCTCGTCTTTGATAATCCTCAACGCTTTGCGGCTCGCACAGGAACAGACCGGCATCGGTTGTAACGTGGTTATCCGCAGCGGCGTTGATGTTGTCGATACTCTTGCGACAGCTTTTGTTTCTCTGCCCGGCGAAAAGGCAACCGGCGATAAGAAAATGGGGAAAATTACTTACAAGTTTTCCGGTACAGTTCTTACCGGCTCGAATCTGTAAGCTAAATAAAAAAGGACAGGAAAAATGGCAGACTTAAAAAGTTTCACAGTGAACGGCAGGACTTATCGGATCGATTCAATTCCGCCCGATGATGTATTGAGCCTGGGTATTAAAATTTCAAAGTTGCTCGCTCCAATGGCTGGCGGATTGCAGGGGTTTGACATTGGTGGGAAAAATACCGAAGACAAGATTTTCTCATTGATTGCATCGGCATCGGCGGGTCTCGATTCTGATATGGCGGAAAAGGTACTCAAAGAGTGCCTAAGTTATGTCATAACACCAGAAATGACCTACTTGCGAGACGCAAGCGTTCGCAATGCGTGGTTTATGAAACATCCAGAAGACATAATGCTTGTCCCTATCAGAGCCACGGTGGAGATTGCAAAGGATTTTTTGTTGCCAATGCTGGGTACTCTCGGTCGAAACTTGAAAATGACTGCGAGTGCATCAGCATAGAAATCCCTGACGGCTGGGACGTAAAGGCAATAATAAGCCGAATCTGTTGTGCTGGTCTTTGCAGTTATACGGATATTAGAACGTGCAAAGTCAACATCTTTGATATTTACAGAATGTTGGAATTGTTGGACTGGCGGGATTTTGTAGAGAGCAAACAAAGGGCTAACGAAAATGAGCGTGATTGACGAACTGGTAACTATTCTTGGGGTCGATTTAGACGCAGCGGCATTGGCGAAAGTCGATGCTCTAAAATCGGGTATGGAAAAACTCGAAAAGTGGAGCGTCAAAGCAACTATCGCAGTTACCGCGGCAACAACCACTTTTGCTTATTGGCTAAAAACAATCGGCAAGAATTCCGAGGGACTTGTCCGACTGGCTGATATGACCGGCGTGTCAACAAACGAGATACAGGGTCTTAGCTATGCTGTTGAACAACTTGGCGGCTCATCAGAGGCTTTAAAGAGCGACATACTTAATCTGCAAAAGACAATGACAAGTCCAATCCCCGGCCAGTTCAATGAAACGTTGCAATATCTTGGCGTACAGACAAATATCGCAGGTAAGGGGATGCGTTCAGTTAGTGATGTTTTGGGCGATTTGTCAGAAAAACTTAGCAAAATGAATAGCAGAACGGCTCTACAATGGGGAAGTAAGCTCGGATTATCGCAAGACACTATCCGATTATTACAGCAAGGACGTGAGGGAATTGCGAAGCTGAAATTACAGGCAGAGCAGCTCGGCGGTATTATTCCGAATGAGGCTTTGCGGTCGTCAATAAAATTCAATCAGGGCTTAAAAGACATCTGGTTTTCTATAAAAGGAATTTCGACACAGATAGGGCTTTCATTCCTGCCGGCAATCGGAAAAGTAATAGATAAATTCCGTGAATGGCTTACTGTTAATCGTGAGCTTATAAAATCAAGACTGTCCGATGTTATGGACGGAATATCAGCGGGCTTTGAGCGTGCGTGGGGTGTGATTAAAAAAATAAAAGATGCTGTTGTTGAATATGGCTCAAAGCTGTTTGATTCAATCGGCTTTACAATGAGCCTGAAAGATGCAACAGAGGGCTTCATAACCGGAGCCTTAATCGGGCTTGCGGCATTGGCTGTTGCGTGGTTAGCCATACATTGGCCTATTGCGGCGATAGCGGCGGCCTGCGTGGCTCTTGGTATCGTAATTGACGATTTGGTTGCGTATTTCAGCGGCGGGCAGAGTGTTATCGGAGACTTCTTTAAATCTTTTGAAGAACATTTTCCGGCCTTGTATGACTTTTTCGGCTGGCTCAAAGATATGTTTGGAACTGGACTTATTGCGGGTATTAAGATTTTTACAGCACAAGTAAAAGCTGCTTTCCAGTTTTGGGTAGATTACTTAAAGATTATTTACGGTGCAATAGAGTGGGTATTAAAAAAAATTGGTTTTGGTTCTGATAAAAGTAAAGAGCTTCGCAAAAAATACAAATCAACCGCGAATGAGGGTATAGACTTTGCTGTTGATGGAATTGATATGATAGCGGCAACTCGACATAATGTTATGAATAAAATGGTTATTGGGAACAAAGGCGGCGGAACTGTCAATAATAATCAAAAAGTAAATAATGTTATAAATGTTCAGGGTGCATCGAATCCGCAACAGACAGCGGGGCTTATATTTGAACACTTAAATAATAATTCGTTTAATGCAGGGCAGTTTGTCCCGGTTGCTCAATAGGAAAGAAAATGTTAAAAGGATTATTCGGCATATTTTTCAGTTCAAGCATTTTGGTTCAGGCCGACAGTAGTGGCCAGTCCGAAATACAGGTCGATGTCCGTAAATCCGACAGCCATAATTTATCGTCCGAAGTTACGATGAATACGATTGAAAACGGGGCGAAAATTTCAGACCATATTTTTAATAATCCGTGTCAATTATCAGTAGTTTTTCATCAGGTAAATACTTGGTTTGGCAAGGCCAGAGCAAGAGATGTTTGGACGCAATTCGAGAAACTCCACAAAGACCGAAAATTGGTTTCTGTTTTTACTGAACATAAAATTTATACAAATATGGCTGTTCAGAATGTTTCGGCGTTGCATACCGCACCATTCAAAGGGGCTTTGCAATTCAGTGTTAATTTTGTTCAGGTTAATTCCGTTCAGCTTGAATATGTTGAGGTGCCTGAATCACAATTAAAGGTTGACGAGCAAGGCACGAATAAAACTGCATCAAGCGAAATAGATGCAGGTAGTCAAGCGGGAATACCTGTCAATACTGGCAATGAAAGTTACGCCCATAAAATAGCAAAACAAAAAGGGTGGGTTGATTAAAATGGAGTTAATACCACTTACATCAGACGGTTCACGAAAAGTTGTCGTTACAACAGACGCAGGCATATTAACCTTTAAGACCTATTATATGACACTGATAAAATCGTGGCTTTGCGATATTGAAGACGCAGACGGCGTGGCTCTTGTAACCGGCCTGAATCTTGTAATTGCGGTTGATAATTTACTAAAAGGCCGCAACGTATTAAAAAACCATATTTTGAGGGTTATCAGTGAAAATAACACTGAAAATAATACGTCAAAAAGTTTAGGCAATAAATGCTTTCTGATATTAGCCTCTAATGACGAATATATCCCGCCGATTTATAGTGAGGTGGCATAATGTCCGAAAGACCTGTTTTAAGACGAGCAGAATTGCTGATATGGCCGCAGAATGAATCGGTCAATGCAAGCGACAATGTTGCTATGAAGATAGTCTCGGACGGCACAAGAGACCATTTGAGAATGTCTTTTGCAATAAATAAAAGCATTTTAGGCACACCGAACAACAGCCAGATTTTGCTTTATAATCTGAAAAAAGAAACAAGGGATTATTTTAGCCCATTGTTGAAATGTTCGCTGCGTGTCGGGTGGGATAATTACGGTCTGTTTGAGATATACAACGGCGGACTGGTTGCAGCAACGCATCAGCGGCAAGGAGCGGACATTATTACAAAGCTGATAATGCTTACCGGCATTACGGCTACGTCTGTTTCGGTAACATCAGCAACTTTTAGCAGGGGCACGAAACTATCTTATATTTTAAAAACAATGGTTGAGCAGAAATTGCCGGGCGTTAAATATGACCCCGCGAGAGTGAAAATTGCCGATGGGGAAATAACGCAGCAGGGATTATCATTTGCGGGTTCTACAAAGGATTTTCTTGATAAACTTGCCAAACAGTATGGTTTTAGCTGGTCGATTCAGGACGGAGTTTTTCAGGCGATTCAGGATGGCAAGAGTTTTGGCCGAAATATCTTGATTTCGTCCGATGCAAAAACTCTTTTTAATGTCGCTCCGATTCTGCAAAGTCCTATGCAGGTACAGACCGGCGTAACGATTTCCGCATTGCTTGTTCCGGGCTTGTTACCGGGCGATACCGTTACCGTGCAAAGCAGCGTTAATCCTCAATTAGACGGCGTATATATGGCTCATACAATAGCATACAACGGCGACTTATTTGGGAATGAATGGGGAATGATAATACAGTCATTCAAAGATTTTTCGGCTGGAACTGAAAGCGAAACGCCTATTTACGAGGTCGGGACAATATGAACAGTGCAATTCCAGACAAAGCAACACAAGAAGCAATCCAGTTCGATAGATTTATGCTCGGCGTAAATACGGCGATTCCTGCGGTCATTATTTCGTTTGATACCACAACTCGACTTGCAAAAGTTAGACCTGCGATAGCTTTAAAAATAGTCCAGCCTGACAAAGTGGAATTTATAAACCTGCCGATTATTGAGAATGTTCCTGTCTGCCTGCCGCATTCACGGTCGGCAGGTTTATATCTTACCGTCCCGATTTGTCCAGGCGATGAATGCCTGCTTATATTTTCGCAGCGGGCGATTGATAACTTTGTTGAACTCGGCGGAATTGTAACTCCGCCTGTCGGAAACAGTCCGGCGACAAGCTGTGTGAGGCATCACGACTTGACGGATGCAATTTGCATTCCGGGCATTATCACAATGCCGCAAACTTTGACTGGCTGGAATAATTCAGCAATCGAAGTCCGCAGTGGGAACGGAGCGACAAAAGTATCCGTTTATGCCGACAAAGTTGATGTTCAAACGACCACTGTAAATATCATAGCGGGCGATGTGAATGTTACCGGCGATATACACGTTACAGGCGGGATAGATACGACCGGCGATGTCGTGGCAGGAACAATATCCCTTAAATCGCACTTACACAGCGGCGTTCAACCGGGCGGCGGCAATACAGGAGTACCAGTACCATAATGTATGACCTTGCTTTAGACAATTTGAATAATGACTTGAGTATTGTTGGCGGCGGTTTTGTTTCCGTTGTATCGGCTCAAGAAGTTGCACAGCGAGTTAGGACGCATTTGCAGCGTTGGTTTGGCGAATGGTTTTTGAATATCACTTTGGGCGTGCCTTATGCTGAAAAATTGCTCGGCCAAAAAGACAAAACGCTCATTGAATTATATTTGAGAAAAGAAATCGCCACTATTGATGGCGTAGAAAAAATAAAGACTTTCAACATTGTGCAGGATTATGCAGCGAGAGCAATAACAGCCTACATCGAATTAACGACCACTTATGGCGAAGATGTAGCTATTCCGATTGAGGTAACACAATGACAACGGCATACGGAAATTTAATAACAGGATTTAAGGCTAAAAGACTGGCGGATATTTTGGCTGACATCAAGACCAATGTCGAGGCCATAGTTGACCCTGCCAGCGGCGAAAGCCCGCAAATAGACCTTAATGACGGCTCTGTTCTATCGCAGATTATAGGCATATTTGCAGAGCAGCTTTCATTGTGTTGGCAAGGTGTAGAAGCAGCTGCTTTACAGTTCGACCCGTTGGCAAATACCGGAGCCGGGCAATCAGGCACAGTCCAGCTTAACGGCATAACTCGTCTTGCGGGTTATCCAACAGTAATTACTTTGACGCTTACCGGCACAGCAGGCACGGTCATTCCCAAAGGCTCTTTGGTTGCTACCGAGGATAAAGTTTATCAATTTGAAACTGCGGATGTCGCGGTAATAGAATCAGGGGGTACGGTGTCAGTGAATGCAAATTGTACCGAAAATGGTGCGATTGAGCCTGATACCGGTACTGTAATATCAATTTTAACGCCTATAAGCGGGTGGAGTGCTGTTATAGATACAGCAATGCCGGTTATCGGTATGTTAGACGAAACAGACGCAGAATTAAGAGAACGACAGCAGAAGTCCACAGCGGCAACGGCTTACAGGCACATCGAGGCTATTTACGCCGCGATTGTCAATGTTGAGGGTGTAACTTATTGCCGTATTTATCAGAATAATACGCTCACAACAGATGCAAGAGGCATCCCTGCTAAATCTATCGCTGCGATTGTTTTGGGCGGTATTGACGCTGATGTTGCAGACGTTTTGTTTTTGCGGTCTCCTGCCGGCCTAAGCTATTACGGCAACCTGACTGACAATACAAATCAGGGCATAAAAATTACAGACTTACAGGGTGTTGACTATTACATTCAGTTCGTCCGGCCTGTTGAAGTGCCGATTGATATTGAACTGACGATTGAGCAGACGGATACAACATTCCCGACAGCTACTTATGAAGATGATATTAAAGCCGCCATTCTTGCTTATGTTTCGGGCGGAGCGGGAGCGGTAGGAGCGGCAAGTAATTTTGACAGAGACGGCTTCCCGCCTGGCGAAGATGTGATTTTGTCGCAGCTTTATACGCCAATCAATAGCGTATCAGGCTTTAGTATAACTTCCTTGGAAATCGCAAAACACGGCGAAGCCGTGGGAACTGCAAACATTGACATTGACTGGGACGAAGTTAGCACGTTTGACGCAGATAATATAACCATAACTTTGACACCAGCGGCATAAAATATGATACCAGCGAAATACAAAGTTGATTTTACGGATTACGCTCAAGACTTTAGAGCTTTGGCTGATAGCAGATTGCTTTATCAGTTCAAAAATTCCACAGTCTTAAAAGCGATAATCTATGCCTTTGCCGATGAAGCTCAAGAGCTTTTCGATGCGATTATCGAGTTAATGAAAGTCCGAACAATTTATGATGCTCATACATATTATCTTGAGGCAATCGGCAGGATAATCGGGCAATTAAAAGAAAACATCGAAGTTGACTACGGTGTTTATTTTACACCGGACGAGCCAAATTCAGGAGAGAATCCTATATTTGTTCAGCCAGATAGAGGGCTTGCGTATGTTACCGGCGGGCGTTCAGGTGCAGGCGTGCCAACGGATTCTCAATTTGCTTTGCAGGTTTTAGCGAGAATTTTCAGCAACAATAATCAATACTCGTCCGTGCCTGAACTGCAAAATACTATCAAGGAAATCACCGGAATAAATGCTTCGTTTGTGCCTGTTGTCGGCGAACCAATGGCAGTTGATATACACGTTGACAAGATTTTAACACCTTTTGAGCGTGGATTTTTAACGCAAACTCACGGCATTATTATCGCAGAAAAATCGTATTACATAGCTTATCCGGCAACATTAAGAATAAATTCAATTGTTGAACCAAGTTAGGAATCTGAAATATGGCAAATAGAACTTTTACGCTACCGGGGATATGGGCTTCTGGGGCTTCAATCGTAATACCAGAAAATCCAGTCAAAGGCACATCGTACAGAGATACTGATTTTGGAGCAGTTGAAATAGCGGCGGGCTGGCCGTTCGACACAATCGTAACATCTGAAATGTTTAATCAGGCATTGCATATTTGCACGTCTTTGATAGCACAGATTGAATCGCAGGGCATTTTATCTTGGTCGCCGTCAACTGCCTACATCACAGGCGGATTGTGTATCGGCAGTGATATGGTCATTTATCAAGCACTGCAAAACAGTACAAATAAAGACCCTGTGAGCGAAGCTACTTACTGGAAAATATACCTATCAGCGGCCTCAACGTCTGTATCGGGCGTTGTCCAGTTGTCGAATTCATACAACGGCACAAGCCAAACAAAAGCCACAACCGAAAAGGCGTTGACTGACGGGCTTGCAACGGTTGTTCAATCAGTTACTGGCTCTGCACCTATAACATCGAGCGGCGGAGTGAATCCGCAAATAGGCATAAATGCCGCGACTGATTCTGCTAAAGGTGCGGTTGAGCTTGCAACCGGAGCGGAGACAATCACCGGCACAGATACCGAAAGAGCAATAACACCAGCGGCATTAACCAGCAAACTTGATACCGATGGGACGCTTGCCGGAAATTCTGATACGAGAATTGCGAGCCAAAAAGCAACTAAAACTTATGTTGACGCTAATAAAGTCATACAGCAAATAGTAAATGTTCAAACGAGCGATGCGTCAAGTGGTAGCTGGGTTATTCCACTTGATAATACTATTCCGCAAAACACCGAGGGTCAGGAAGTAATGACTTTGGCAATTACTCCAAAATCTGCCACTAATAAACTGATGATAGAATTCGATTGTATGCTTGCCTGTATAGATGCGGCGAATTACTGCATAGCGGCGTTATTCAAAAATAACGATGCCGATGCTTTAATTGCAGGGTCTAACGATTCCGATACTACCATAACAGGTGGTATAACTGTAAATAAAAAATACTATATGACGGCAGGTACAACAAACGCCATAACTTTTAAAGTTAGAGTGGGTTCGCCAAGTGGGACAGTAGCCTTTAATGGAGCTTTCGGAGCGGCTGGAATATCCAGTATGACAATAACGGAAATAAAAGCATAATTTAACAACATTTTTTTAGGAGTTACAAAATGAAAAAGTCAGTAAGTATCGTAATGTTAGTAATGATGTTGGTTGTATCATCGGCGTTTGCTATTCGCATTAAAAGCGGCGATGTGGCAAGGAAAATTCAATTTGTTGCTTATGATGCAACGGACGCAAACAGAGTTACGACAGTAGCAAGTTTGACGGCGGGAGCAGTATATTATTCCATTGATGGTGGAACGGCAACAGCAATGACCACGCCGACAATAGCGGCCATTGACGCGGTGAATATGCAGGGCGTATTTTCTCTTGCGATTGACGAAGCGGGAATGGTTGCCTTGCCTGCCGATGCAAACGAAGCCGAATTGATGTTATATATCACTGGCTCAAATGCTATAACCGTGCCATTGAGTGTGGAGATTTACAAAGATGATGAATCTGCATTGACGGCCTATGGTGTGGCAAAAACTTCGGACATAACCGATTATAATGCTCCGACATTCGCCGAAATGACATCAGCGTTTTCGGCCTTGAATGACATTAGCAAGACTGACGTAAATTCCTGTGTTGTCGGTATTGATTGGAGCAGGGTTGCAGAGCCTAATTCCATTGTGAATTTGAAACGCACAACAATCCAGCGGACGTATGACCCGAACAATCAGAACGCCGAGGGCAACGCTCTAAAGAAAATCAGGAGCAGCGTAACGGTTCAACAGTAAATTGTAACGACAACGGGGCGGGTTGAATTCCGCCCCCATTTTCAAGAGGTAAAAATATGAAAAGGATAATTATTTGTTTAGCGATTCAATAAAGAATGTTTTGCATATTTACCGGAGGCTAAAGTGGCTAAAATAGTAGATTTAAAATTTAATCGTAGCTTTGCAAACTCGATACCTTACAATCATCCGTTTATTAACGCAACCACTTGTACTTTTATACCAGGTAATGAGAGTTCTCCTTATGTAGGAAACAGTGTTCAGTGCAATTTAAACAGTGATGCTTATAATACAGCTATTTATTATGATAGAATTATTGGTAAATTACCACTTAATAATATATGTGTATCTCCGTTAGATTTTTGGCCATCGACATTATTTGTAGGACATCTTCAAGGATGTTCTGTATCTGCTGATGGTACAAAGATGGCTATTATCCAGTCGAGTAGTGCTGGACATAGGATAGATTTAGTTAACATGGCTGATAAAGAGGCGATATTAGCTTCAAATACAAGCCCTTATTCTGCTCCTATGTTTGACGGATTAGATTTAGACCATATTGGCGACCCAACATTTGCGATAGACCCAATCACGGGTGCAGAGGTTTTGTTAGCTCCGGTAGAAGATGGCTTTACTCCTGGTGCTGATATGCATTGTGCAATATACAATGCTACTACTCTGGAGTTTATCAGAGCATTTCCATTAACAGTTATGGAAGATGGAGTAAATGAGTGTTGTTCTGTAACAGTTCGCGATGGTGTGATATATATAGCCAGTTGGAATACGCAGGTTTGTTTTTGGAAATATGATTTTTCAGGAAATTATTTGGGTAAATTTCCTATAACCTTAGGAGCATCCAGGATACAAGGATTGTCTTGGAATCCAGATAGTGAAATTTTCACAGTATCCTGCGGAACTGCTGGAGATGGTAAAAGTTATATAATAATTGATAAGTATGGGAATCATGTCGGAGCGTTTGTTGACCATGCGGTTACTGGAAGCGGTAATATAGAAGGCCACTGTTATGATTCATTTAATAAGTGTTATTGGATATGTAGAGAGCCTGGGGGGCAGGGAGTAGCTGTTAGAGTGTATCAGATAACTCCTCCTACAAACGGTTTCAATAGTGGAATAACTGTAGAAGCCTGGATAAGACTTCGTGCCCATAGTAGGTCTGGATTAAACTCCACGCTCGTCAGTATGAGGAACTCAGCTGATATAACAAATTGTAGATGGTCTTCCGGTGTCAGACGATTAGTTGGTGGTATCTATCCACGTGCATTGTCAGTATGGTCAGCATGGGGTGGGCATGAGGAAAATGGCCTATTTTATCCTCAGTTAGGTGTCTGGTATAAGTATCGTTGGGAATTTACCGCATTTAGGGGAATCAAGTGCTATGTTGGCAATAAAATAATTACCTATCAAGATGAAATTACTACTATAGCACAAGAGAAATTCGATGAATTTGTGATAGGTGGCGACCCGTGGTTGACTACAGAATCTGCCCAGATTGATGTAGCTTCCTTGAAGATATGGAACAGTGCCGTATATCAGGACTGTCGTGAAGTTGTAACTAAAGATGTTTCTAAATGGTAATTGGAGATTATTATGGCAAATGAACTGGTGATATTAAATACTACGGATTTAGCATATACTTCTTTAAGGGTATTAATGCGAGCAGTAGATGATAAGGTGGCTGGTGCTCCAAAAGTATATTACCCAACTGGCAATGCTTTAGAAGTATGGGGAACTGATGGGAGAGTTGTTACAGATTATCTGATAACACCAACAGACCTGAATGGATTCATATTAGGTGTTCCATTTGCTTTTGCTACCCCTGGTAGGTATTGGATGTATTTGACAGATTTATCTGGCACTATAATATATAATTATCAGTGTGTTCTGTGGACAGGTACATCTGAGGCATTACCGTTTACGGCTGCTGGATACACTGCCTTAGGCAGTATTCTTGGCACTGTTTTAACTGAAACTGAATCAGGTTATCTGTCAACGGCATTCAAAAAATTATTTGATGTGGCAGTACCAGTCTTGACTGTGGCATCAGTCAATCAAAGTGCAGACAACAATACCTTGCTCGAAGCAATCAACGCTAAAACAACTAATCTTCCAGATTCACCTGATACTATTAATCCGGCAATAGAGGCTGACAATGCAATAAGAGAAAGTATTCATCCACAGGAATAGCAGAAATTTTAACAGTAGGAGCAACAACTATGTTTTTGACTTTAAAGATTGTAGGAATGACCGCTATAAGTTTAGCAGGAGTTTCTTTGGCTGCAAGTGAATTAAATTTGCCGCCCTATGTGCAATATGGAGCATTGGGTCTTGCCGCATTTATGGTGTACAAACAATTTCAATATCAGGAAAAAATTACAGACCAACATCGACAAGAGAGGGGCGAGATTGTTAATGCCTTAAAAACCGAGATTGATAAAAGAGAAAATGTTGTTGAAAAAAACACAGCAGCGTTTGACCGATTGATAGATGCCTTAATCAAAAAACCGTGTTTAAAAGACGAGCAGTTAAAGCAGTAAATAATCCTCTAATAGTACTGCTCAACAAGTTGTCTTGTTAATGCGGGATAATTTGTTGTTATATAGTCGGCTCCTCTGTCTATTTGCGTTTGTATAACAGCGGCAGTATTTGCCGTCCAAACACCAACCTCCAAACCCACGGCTTGTATTTTCATAACATTAGCATCGGCGATGCTGCCATACGACCAATCAACAATATCTATGCCGTTGACAGCTAATCTTACCAATAAAGAGTCGGTAATAGCAGAAGCAGAGCTTCCGAGGAAGCCTAATTTAATTTCCGGAGCAATGGCGTGTACCTGATTCAGGAAACTTTCGGTGAACGATATAACAACCACCTTATCCCTAACGCCCATCGAAGTAAGCAAATCCACATACTGCTGTGCTGTGCCGCCTTTCTGTTCAATGCAAGGTGTCATATCAGGCAGAATAGCGTTAATAGATTCCTGAAGCGTTGGGATTCGCTCGCCGGTAAATGCAGGCGAGAACCACGAGCCGGCATCTAATTGTTTTATTTGCGAAAGGGTCATATTGTATATATAGCCTTCTCCATCTGTTGTTCTGGCTACGTTAGAATCGTGTATTACCACCAAAACACCATCAGCCGATGAATAAGCGTCAAGCTCAACCATATCAGCATAGCCGCGAGCCGCGTTAAATGCTGAAAGGGTGTTTTCCGGTGCTATCCCTGAATATCCCCTGTGAGCAACTACTATCGCCTTGTTAAGTTTTATACAATCCAAGCCGGCCGGATTAGAGCAAACAAGCCAATTGTCGCAAAACACAGCAAAGTCTGCGAGATTGACATAACAGTCCCTGTTGAAATCCATTTGCGAATATCCCCAGTCCCCACATTCATTAGCCTGAATTTCTGTAAAGATTAAAATTGAAAACAGAATCAAAGATAGACAATGCAAAGGCTTCATAATTCCTGCTCCCAAAAATGTTTTTAAATCTTCAATCGGTGATATTACCACAATAAATCGTCATTTGCAAGAAAAAGTTGATTTACTCCAACCACTCCTTTACCGGCAGTTGGTTTATTTTCCAACGCTGAATTACTTCAATATCGCTATAAAAATCTGTCGTAGTTCTTTTGTCTGAATGTTCCAGGCTTATTTGTGCGGCATTGATACCGCCTATTTTCTGTAAGAGGGTACTATGGGTAACTCTAAAATCTTGCCTTGTGCAATTCACGCCGGCTGTCTCTCGAATCGTATCCCACGTCTTACGGATATTATTGTCCGGCAACAGCTTGACGGTGTTTTTAGGCAGACTTTCTATGTATTCAGTTAAGGCGGGGATAAGGCTTTCTGGCAACGGCCTATCTAAATACGTCTTTCCGGTCTTGCCGCTCTTGGAATCGAGACAGGAGCGTTTTAAATCAACAATATCCAAAGGTAATCTATCAATATCGCTGGCACGCAGTCCAGTAACAAGCGAAAGCAATATCCGCATATAACATATTTTTGTAGGGCAGGCTTTGAGCAACGCCTTGATTTGCTCGGTGGTCAAGGCTTTTTTTACTACTCGGACAGTTTTCATCATTGAAATATCAATATGACCTTTGTGGTATCCACGCTTGACGAGCCAGTTTATAAAGGCTTTGAGCCGGCCAATGGCCTGATTAACGCTGTATGGGCTTTTGAGTGCCTTTATTCGGCTCTGTATAAAGCTATCAACCGTTCTTTGGTTAATGTCCGATATTTTCCGCGGGCTACAATTTTCCTCGAATAACTCTAAAACTCTCTTAGCTCTATACTTCGAGGCCGGGGACAATCCCTGTAAATCGTATTTTTGCAGATACTCGTCTCTGGCCGATACAAAAGGCATATCAGCACATCCGTACACGTCCACATTCAATTCGATGTACTTCTTTTTGCGAAACATTTTCGCTTCGTCTTTGGTCAAGAAACTTTTGTGTTTTCTTTTGCGATTTTCAAACCAACGAAGCCAAAATCCACTCTTATCTTTGCGGGTATAAATTTCAGAAACTTTGTGCAT